AAGTAACACATAAACCAAGTAGAGACAGATTACAGGGTTACATCAAAAAGGGTCAGAAAACTATGGCTGATGGAACGGTTATAAACGTTGATTTAATCCCGGGATTCTTCATCGGTACTAATCGTGCTTCAGTAGTTCTTGAATTACAAAGATCAATTCATTTAAAAGATGTTATTATTCACTCAGTCAGATTATTAAACGAATTAAAAACTTTTGTTACCGTCCCCGGTAATCGTGTTGCAGATCATAAACGTTCATTCCACGATGATTCAATTATGGGATTATCTCTTGGTTTGTATGTACTTAATTTTGATATGGCTCGTTACAAACAAAGTAAAGGTATTACAGAAAAAATGCTTAATGCTATTATCACTGTCAATGAAATGAATGAGATTGGAAAGAGATTAAATAGTAGAACTGGTAATACACAAACTATTAGGGATACCAATGTTAAGAATAAACCAATGATTTCACCTAATAGCACATCACCATTAAATCCCTATGGAGTAAATGCGTGGTTATTTGATGGCTTGAACGGGAAAAAGAAAAATTATTGAGTTTAATGAATATTTATGTAATTATTGAGTTTAATGAATATTTATGTAATTATTGAGTTTATTATTAATATTCTCATCAAATCTTACTCTAACTAAACCAATATTATTCTCTTGGCAATATGCGGTTTTAATTCGATCTCTTTTTTGCACTAATTCTAGTTCTTTTTCGCCACCAAAATAATTAATCGGTTCGAAGTGTTGAATACCATCAAATTCAATACACACATTATATTCTGGTAAATAAAAATCGAAAACTAAATTATTAATATGTTTGCAATTATGAAAACTATGTTGATAATTATATTTTATATTTCTCTCATCTAAATATTTTATTATTTTAATTTCACCTTTTGACTGACAACATTTAGGACAACCTTTACCATTTAAATGATCATTTGGTGTCTGTTCAAAAATACCGTGATTGGAGCATATTATTTTAATTTTATCGTGTGCACCAATATATTTAGTTAGAGAATAATCATATTTACTATTATGAACTAAATTCGATTTTTTTACGAAAGTATTTTTAGCAATATTTTTTTTATAATCTGCACTTATTTCAAAACCACATTTAGGACAACCATGACCAGATAAATGATTATCGGGAGTTTGTTGAAGTAAACCATGAATAGGACAAATAATATCTACTGGTGTTTTAGAATTAATATAAACTACTAAAGAGTAATCATATTTATCATTATGTACATTATTTGCTTTTAAAATAAATTCGTTAATATCAGTTAAAACAGAATTACCACATTTTCCGCATCCTTGTCCTGCTAAATGAGCGTCACCTCTTTGTTCAAAAATACCATGAATGTCGCATATTATCCGATATTTTTCTTTTATTGATATAGTGTCAACTACTAGAGAATAATCGTATTTATTATTGTGTTTAATACAAGCTTTTTCAATAAACTTACTGGCTTTCATTAAAATATTTAAATAATTACACAAATATAAGAAAAAAAAGTATTTATAACAAATGTTTATAAACTTTTCATAAAAATTTTAGTATTTATAAAAAAGTATAAAAATTTATAAAAATGGCTGACGAAAAAAAAGGTGGAACAATATATCAACAACTTACTCAGTTCTTGAATGTTGGTGGCATGGACTTACAAACTGCGCAACCAACAGTATCTGCAAGTACACCTCCAAAAGAAAGTAAAATCATCATTAAGGGTACATCACCTGAAGAAATTCACAGAAAGGGACTGGAGTTACAACAAAAACGAGAACTTCAAAATAAATTCTTTCGCACAACCGATCGTGGTTTCCAAAAAGCATTACAGTATGAGGCAGCAAGACTGCCTGCATACATTGATTATGAGGGCATGGAATATTATCCAATCATTTCAAGTGCATTGGATTTATTTATGGAAGAAACAACCACCGTTGGTTTAAATGGTAAAATGCTTAACATTTACAGTAACAAAGAACGTATAAAAATGCTTTTGGAAGAATTTTTTTATGATACGTTAAACGTAAATGTTAATTTACCTTTCTGGGTAAGAAACTTAGTTAAATATGGTGATAATTTTGTTTTATTATATGGTGAAAGAAAAAAAGGTATTACTCATGTGAAACAATTGGTTAATTATGAAATTGAAAGATACGAAAGAATTCAAAATGGTAAACCAAGTGTGAAATTCAAAGAAAGAATGACGGGTGATGAATTCAATGTATTTGAAATTGCTCATTTTAGACTCCTTGGAGACGATAAATATTTGCCTTATGGATCATCTGTACTTAATAAAGTTCGTAGAGTTTTTAGACAGTTAGTAATGGCTGAAGATGCTATGTTAACTTATCGTATTATTCGTGCAGGTGAAAAGAAAGTATTCAAAATTGATGTTGGTAATATAGATGAAGACGACATTGAAGAATATATTTATAAAGTTGCTACCAAGTTCAAAAAAACTGCACAAGTAGCTCCAAATGATGGACAAATCGATTATCGTTTTAATATACTTGGTAATGATGAAGATTATTTTTTGCCAGTAAGAAATGCGAATACGCAAACAGGTATTGATACACTCCCGGGTGCATGCTTGGCATTAGATACTAAAATAGAATTGCTTGATGGTCGTAGTTTAGAACTAAATGAAATTATTAATGAATTTAATTCTGGAAAAGAATTATGGTCATATTCAATTAATCCAGAGACAGGAGAAATTGTACCGGGTAAAATTACATGGGCAGGTATCACAAGAAAAAATACTGATGTTGTTAAAATAACATTAGATAATGGTGAAACCATAACTTGCACACCTGACCATAAATTTTTATTAAGGGAATTTAAAAAAATTGAAGCAAAAGATTTGGTGGTTGGAAATTCACTAATGCCTTTTTACAAAAGAACAAAAGAAATATATAAAAAAAAGGAATATGAACAAATATTCGACATATCTAAAAATAAATGGATAAATACCCATAAAATGGTTTCAGATTATATGGAAAATTATAATAATGAAAAAAACTTAATTAATGTCATAAATTTAATTAACGATATAAATAAATATAATGTGACACATCATAAAGATTTTAATAGATTCAATAACAATCCAAGCAATCTTATTAAAATGGGTAATGTTGACCACATTAATTATCATTCTTCAATCAATTCACCTGAATTTAATTGGTGGAATAATGCTAATATTTCAAATGAAATTAAATTTAATGCTAAAAAACATATCGGAGAAACTTTAAGCAAATGTGGTATTGAAAATTGGAAAAGCGATGTTTATAAAGAAAAAATGTCAGATTTAAGAAAAAACCTTTGGAAAAATGAGGAATATATAAAAAAAACAACCACAAAACAAAACGAATATGTTAACTCATTTGAATCATATAACTATTCTGACGAATTACATACTTTATTAATTAAATTGGGAAGAGACGCTAAAAATGTTGCTGATTTATTGACCAAATTAAATTCGTCTGATGATTTTATTGAAAATTATAATGACGGTAGAAAAAAAATTTATAAATATAAATTTATATCAATAATTAAAATAAGAGGAATTTATTCAATATTTAAATATTTTAATTATAATGGATTTAACGATTTCAAACATAAAGTACCTTGTTATAACCATAAAATAGTTTCAATAGATTTCTTACCAGATAAAATGGATACAGGCACAATTACTATCGATGGAAAAGAAGAATTACATAGTTATCATACCTTCGCAACTACCTGTGGTATATTCACTTACAACAGCAACTTAGATGCCATACAAGACATCGAATACCTCCGGGACAATTTGTTTATAGGGCTTGGTATTCCAAAACCATTCTTATCATTTCAAGATGCTGCTGGTGCTGGTAAAAACATGGCACAATATGATATAAGATTCTCTAAAAAGATCAATCGTATTCAACAGGCAATGATTCAAGAACTCAATAAAATGGCAATGATACATTTGTATCTGTTGGGTTATAATGGCGAAGACCTTAGTGATTTTACATTAACGCTCACTAATCCAAGTACACAGCAAGAATTGCTTAAGTCAGAATTGTTACGTGAAAAAGCACAAACATATACTGAATTAACACGTGCCGAAGCAGGTATTGCTGCAATGTCACATACTGGCGCAAAACGTATGTTATTTAATATGAGTGATAGAGAAATCGTTGAAGACTTGAAACAACAGAAAATGGAAAAAGTTGTTATGCAAGAACTTATGGATTCTCCTGTTACTATTAAGAAATCAGGTTTATTTACAGATATTGATAAAAGATTCGGTGAACCTGAAGCTGCAACGATTGGTGCTCCTAGTGGTGGTACTGAACAGGGCGGTATGCCTCCTGCTGGTGGTGGTGCTACTGGAATGCCACCTGCTGGAGGTGGAATGCCACCTGCTGGTGGAGGTGGAATGCCTGCTGCTACTCCTGCTGGTGTTGGTGGAATGCCACCTGCTGGTGGCGGAATGCCTCCATTAGCTGAATCAAGAATGACCGAAGAACAATATAATGATCATCTTGAAAAATTGATATTTGGTACAACTAAGCAGCCAGAACAGAAACAGGAAAACAGACATAAAGAAATTATTAAAGAAAATAATGAAATTAATACTAAATTAAATGAAAACGCTGAAGCCATGATTAATGAAATCAATGTTTTACTTGAGAATACTGAAAGTATTAATAAACAAAAAGAACTCAATGAAACAGAAGACATTGATTTTGAAAACATTGAGAACATTGAATTAAATGAAGAATAAAATAATCGTTTATAACTAATTTGAGTATTTATAATAAAACTTATAATTATGAAAAGCATCAATATAGGAATCGTTAATTTAGTAGTTTCCAAGAAATTAAAGGACGCTTACTTTAGTAATACTTTAATTGAAGAATCGAAACAATTGACCAATAGCTTTTTCAATGTGGTAAAAAATTCTCCAATCTTACAATTGGAATTTAAAGTGTTTAGTAATATTGAAAATAAACATATTGAAAATGATTTGATTGCAACTCGTTATATTGACAATAACATTAAGTTATTTGAGATTTATACTCTTGATGAACTTGAAAAAGAACATCAGAAACTAAAGCCATTCCTTACTGAAGACATTCAGGTTGATGACAATAAAGTTCAATTATATATTGCTGTTGGTAATTTAATTAAAGAGTCTCTTAGTAATTATGATATTGTGGATGTTGATAAGATTCATGAATCATTCGAAATGGTGTTAAATCACATTAAAGACACCAAGCAAAGTATTAGTGAAAGTGTTGAACCCGTAGAGCTTATAAGTGAAGACGTTATAGAAATTGCAATTAATAAATTTAATACCAAATATGAATCATTATCTGAGGATGATAAAAAATTACTTAAAACTCTTATAGTATCAGACGATAAAACAAAAGAAAAACTTCTTGAAGACTATAAGAGCACAGATTTAAAAATAATGGAAGAAATTAATAGTGATGTTGTTGATGATATCAAGATTCAAGCAATCCAGAAAATTAAATTAATGGAATTCAATTCAGAATCTGTAGATGATGACATTATCAAACTTCATGAATTAAAAAAAGATTTATTATAATATTATGTTATTGAAGGGGGTGAATTAAAAAAATCTGTTTTCATTACATTCAAATCTTGTTTATCATTAGAACTGGTAAATTGCCAAATTTTCCATCCATTTTTATTCCATCCACTTGCAATTATTGGAGCGTCCCATTCTGGTGAGTTTTTAGGTGCTGTTGGATATGCTGCATGCCAAAGTGGTTGTGATCCAAAATTATTGGTTGTTTTAAGAGTATAAAAACTATTATTACCATAAAGAATGGTATTGTTATATCCTTTACTTTTTAATACAGAAAGAAAAGTATTAATCCATAAATCATTAATGGGTTTGGATGATGACCAGTGTATATGTATATTCTTTTTGTCATCATCTTGATCTTCCATGTCTAACATAAGTGGAAAGTCAGGTTTATTTGGTAAACTTTGAATTACATTAACGAAATGTGTTGCTTGTGCTGTAGCATCACTAATAGCTTCATCGTTACTACCATCTACGAATTGCTGTGCATAATGATAATATCCTATTTTAAGACCTGCTGCTTTTGCACCAATAGAATTTAATCTTCCCTGCTCATCAACATGACCAGTTCCTTGGCTAACCTTTATAATTGCAAATTTGGGTATACGATAATCTGTATTTGTATTACTAACTGCTTTTGTCCAAGAAAATTGTCCTTGAGCGTGTGAAACATCAATTCCAAAAACAGAATTTAATTCATCTAATCTTTTTTGTGATATTGTTACTGCTTCAAATCCCTTTGTAATATCACCAGCGGACATGTTAGTGGGACTTGTACTATCAGAATCACCACCTTCAAATCCCATAATTGCTGCAGGATTTAACACCCTTGGTATAGGGTATCTAAGTATTTTTGTACCAGAGAAACTTGTCATCATTCTATTTCCTTCAATATTGTGTTCAACAGTTAAAATAATATATGCACCACTGAATAATGGTACATTTTCTAATTGAAAATATTGTGTTGGTTGTATCATAGCATTTCCCAAGCCAGTAATTGTTGCTTTATATGCCCTGTTTTCATAAAGACTATATAAATTTTGACCTTTAGGTATTGGTGATTGTACTTTATTGTCACCTGCCAATCTTGCCAATATTTGTATTGATTCATTTGTTTCTGGATATTCTTTACTATCAATTTTTATATCTGTAAACATTGACTGATTCTGTTCACCAAATCTAACTCTAAATGCTCTAACTTGTGCCCAAGGAAATTTTTTATTATTACTTACTTGTTTTCCATCTTCGGAATTTAAACTAATTTCCTTTATTAAATTACCATCTTTATCAATTGGTGGTTTTGTGTTGAAATCAATTACACCCACATTTGCTAAATCCGTAATACCGTCATCCATAAAACCATTGGCAACACCTGTCGGATAACTTGATGTACCTCCAATATACATGCAAACATAAGCCACATTTTGTATTGAATTTATATTTGGAGCAATTTTAAAAGAATCAATCCAACTTTGTTGTGTATATGACATAAAATTTTGTAGAGGAAAAAATTCAAATCCATTTAATGATAATATTTGAGACAGCACACTAAATACTGAAATGTTAGGATCATCAAACATTTGTGATAAAATTTCAACATTTAAAATGGTATCTCCAATGGGATTCATTGCCCTATCAACAAAAACAAAAGAATCAATTAATCCTTTTCCTGCATTATTATCATTTAATGGATAACCCTTTCCGTTCTTACTACTTATATCTGGATTTGTAAGCCATTTATCATTAATATTTTTAAATGAATAATATGTTTGTGTTATAATGTCTTCATCGCCACTTAATTTAAGATTTTCAGTGTCTTGGTCTTTTAACTCCTTTTGTTTCCCCTGTAAATTACCTAATAATTCAGAAAAAAATATTTTAAAAAATGAATCATTTGCAGTTTTTTTATTAGGATGTGCAGTATCTGCATTTAATGCTTGAAGTGATGTGTATCCGATGTTTGGCGCAATATTTACTAAACTGTCATCAGTACTAAAGGTTATTTCACTAAAATTTAAAATATTTGTTCTGGTTATTAATGGCGAAAGAATATCGATATATTTAGAACCAACATTATTACCGTCATCAATTTTTGATTTTGGATTTAAATAATAATCATATTGTAATTGTTTTTCAGTTATAATTTCTGCAGGTTTGGTGATATGCTTATCGGTAACATCATCTTTAATCGTATGATACATCTTGTAAACTTCGGCTAATATGGAAATGTATTGACCACGATCAAATACATCAAATTCGTCAAAATAATTTTCTTTATCCTGTTGAGATAAATATTTATCAACATCATGAAGATCAGCAAAAATAAGAAATCCTGAACTCTCTAAATTTCGTCCCCCACCAGTTGTAAAAAAGTCTTGTATTGTTTTTACATTAAATGTTGAGTTTGGGTCACCATTATTTCTTAGTGCAAGTACTAATAATCCAATATATGCTGGTAAAAATGTTGGTACTTGCATAACTCCAGCAATATTGAATATTAATGAATTTAATTTGTTTGGATATTGATTAAATGGACTTAATGTAAATCCAAAATTTGATAAAAATATTAATTCACTTAAATTTCTATTATATGAAGGATTATTAGCATCAATAATAGTATCATATATTTGATCATCATAATGTGATAATTGAGAAATCCATGAATTAATAATATTATCAAAACTTCTCAAATTGCTTGCAGCATTTTTTGTGTTTGTTTTAGAATAAAATGCATTGCCATTTAATAATAGTTTAGGTATTATATTATTTTTTGTTTCAAGAGGAATTGTGCCAAATATCGTTGAATCTAAATATCTTGTATTCATATTGATTCCTTGTTTGTCAAGAGTTGTATTGTTTGTGACAACAGCATTCTTTTCTACCAAACCGTCCATTATGTATATCAAATTTTCTTTAGTAAACAAATAAAAATCCTTAGCTGGTTTTGCAAGAAATATATTACCAATAAAATCACGTAATTTAGTGTTTTGAAATTTATCAACAGGTTTTGTGGAGGTACTTGTTGCATCAAAAGTTTGCGTTTCAATATTTTGTTGTCTTATTACACTACCAACGTATGCTGGATTTTTCTTATTAACATAAGCAGTAATTGAATTTAATTCTTCATTAGCTAATGGAATATTGGTTTTGTCAGTATTATTAAAAATATAATGATCAAGTACACCCTTTTTTGGGTCATTTAAATAATTGTAAAAATTGGTTAAATTATTAAATAGGGTAGCACTGTCTATTAAATTTTTTACATACGTTGTTTGATTTGCAGAATTTGCTAAATTTACCGCTTCCGCTTTTGCGTAAAGTTCGATATATGCTTTACTAACACCTTTTTGAGTGCTATAAAAACTTGTTGGATATGAACTTTGTGATATTATGTAAAATCTATCTAACACAATTTTCAATATTTGTGATAATCTCACATCACTACTTAAATTAATTGGCATTCCTGTACCACCATCATTTGTGTCTACACCATAAAATGGACCGATATATGCACTCTCTTTTTCATCACTTCCGAGTTTTGAATCAAGCGGTGATATTGGTATCCATTTATATGTACCATCATCATTTAGTAAATCTTTTTGATTCATTATTTCATTAAATTTGCTTTGTCTATTGAATGTATCAATAAAATTTTGAATTAATGTTAACTCAGGGAATGGTTGTGTTAATAATTGACTTAATTTAACTGGTGCAACTCTTATTTCTTTGTTGCCACTACCACCCGCAACAGATTGTTTGTCAATTACTAAAGGAAATGAATATATTTTTTTATCGGTTGTTTTAATATCAGCATATCGATTATCACTTATTATAAGTTTATTATATTCTAAAGTGTTGTGATGATTTTCTGCACTAATCGAAGTGGCGGTAAGTGTTCTGAAAAAGGTATCAACATCATCTAAAATTATTTTAAATATATTGTATATTGTGGGCATCATACCAAGATTTTTCATTATCGTCTGATTGATAATGGTATTAATTTGAGTGGCTAGTATGGCTTTTGATTGATTTAATGAACTTTGATTTTTATATAAACTAATATAAATATTGGTAATATCAATTCCACGATACTTTGTATCTTGTTCACTATTGATAAATGTGCTTACATCATAGGAATTTGTAAAATTTACTAATGGTATGTTAATGCTACCATTTGATGAATCGTTAGATAATTTAATATCATTATAACTATTAATCAATTCATTTTTATATCCACCTAAAATCGAATCAAAATTTTTATCAATTTCTGCGGTTGTAGTACTATATGATATTGTGTCCTTCTTTCCTGTTATATATACAATATATAATTTTTTATTTATATTTGTTGGTTTGGCAGGAGTTGAAGCCATTTTAATAATTTCATCATAATCAGAAAAACTTATTGATGTAATTACTTCATTTCCATTAATAGGATTTGATTGTACTTTACTGTCAAACATGTTTATATTATCCAGTAATGAACTGCTGGCTGCCGCTGATGCTGATGATGCTGATGGTTTTGAACTATCCACCAACAATAAATATGAATTACCATTTATTGATAATTTATCTTTATAATTACCTAAAATTAATAAAGTTGAAGTGTTTTTTGCAATTTGATTTAATGCAAGATCATAATTCTTAGTTTCATTAAGAGATTTAATTTTTTTATCAATATCGTCATATAAAACTTTTAATTTTAGTATTAATTCGAATGTGTTTCGTGGTGGAGTATCAATTTTTGGTATAAGTGATGGTGAAGTATTTCCACTTGCAATTAATGGAAAATTAACAACATATCTGAACAAAACATCTGTTAGTGGTGCAAATGTAACCGCTACAAATTGAGCGTCAATAACAAAATTACCATTTTCTGCTTTGAATTCAGAAGTATATTTAACCAAATGTAATTTATAGTTTAATGCTTTGCCGTAATAACCTTTAATTGTAAAATAAAATATTGGTGGTGGAAAATCAAACAATATTCTATAAGGAGAATTCGTGCGATTGAAAAATGCAAGACCTCTTACATCAATAAATTGAATGTTTACCTGTGGTATAAATGATGAATTTATTATTACTTTAATATTGCTCATACCAAATCCTTCATACTGAATATTATCACCATTACTGCCGTCATAATATCTTGTAGTAAATTTCAAATAGTCTGGACTATTTTTATTTTGATTTACTCCAATAAAATTAACCTCACCAACATTTTTTTCTAATCCTGTTTTTAAAACATTACTTCCATTACCCTTTTCGCTTGATGTTACTAAAACTGTTCTTTCTTTCCTTACTGCTCTTAATTCTGCATAAATAAACATGTCCTGATATTGTGGAATGCTATTAACCATATTTGGATTGGTGTTTACATCATTAGGGTCAAGTAATATTACGTTACTATTAGCACTATTGTTTACAATTGCCATTTTTTGATTTTACTATAAATACATAAAGATAAAAAACATATAATTTATAATGCCAAACAAATTATCTTAACTATTTATATAAAAACTATTAAACTAAAAATAGTACTGATAACTATTTATAAATAAAAATATTTAATATGAGATATATATTGGGAGAAAGTAGAATATTACAAAGAGGCGAAACGGGATTTGGAATTTTAATTGAACAGGCAGAAAGTTATATTAATTCAGAAATCAATAAAGACATTCTCAATGAAAATTTTGAACTTAAACCAAACGAACCTATATTAATTGATTGTATATTACAAAAGTGGGGAGTTAAAAATAAAAACGGTCGTATCTATCCAAAAGATGTTTTAGTACCACAGGTTAATACTTATCAAGAATTAATTAGTACCAATAGTGCAGTTTCAGAAGCTGACCATCCTGACTCGTCTATCATTTCTCTACAGAATATTTCACACATGATAGTAAAAATGTGGTGGGGTGAAGGTGAACAAGCAAACGTATTGTATGGAAAATTGAAAATTATTGTATCTCCCGGTTATATTCGTTATGGTGTTGTTTCCGTGGTGGGTGATAAGATTGTTCTTTACTTACAAAATAAAATAAAATTAGGAATATCTTCTCGTGGAGTCGGTACATTGAAAGAAATAAATGGTGAAAACCTTGTTCAGAATGACTTCGAACTTATTGGTTTTGATTTAGTTGCGACACCAAGTACTCCGGGTGGATATCTTTTTCCAGAAAAATCTGGTAATAAATTTGGTGAGCAATATGTAAAGAAAAATGGTATTTATCTTAAAGAAGAAGATAATAAAATATTGACTGCTGTTAACAAGTTCTTGTTATAATGGATTTTAAAACGGCTTAATGTAAGTATTTATTTCGAGAAAAGCAATAAAAATAAAAGTCATTTTATACTTTTTCATAAAAATAATGTATTTATATAAAAATTATAGTATTAGAGACGACATTAAATAAAATGAAAGAAGAAAGAAAATCAATAATAAAGGAAGCTTTAATAGATATGAAAGATATTCAACAGGCTGCTGATGCTAATGCTAAAAAAAGATTGGCTGAAGATTTCCCAAGGGAATTCGGCAACATTTTGAAAGAAGAATTAAATAAAAATAAATCGGCAAAAGAATCTAATGTAGATAATGCTGAAACAAATAAAGAATCTGATATGAAAAATTTAAAAGAGACCCCAAAGGTTGTTAAAGAAACTGCTGGTAGTGGTTTGCCATTTAAAGAAAAACCAAAAAGTGTACAAAAAGTAGCTGAAGATGTAAAAATTACAGACACTGTTGGTAAAGGTGACCCATTTGATGAAAAAGCAAAGGGTGCAAAGAAAATTGACGAAGAACGTGAAAAAGAATTCATGGGCGATGTTGAAACTGCAACACCAAATCAAGGTAAGGGCGAAGCTGAAAAAGGAAAAATCTATAATGAAAAAATTAAAGGTCCGACCTCTGGTAAACCAATAGCAAATACAAAAAAGGGTGTTTCTGAAAATTATAACTTATCAGAACTTGATCAAATTGGTGCTAACCAGTCATTAGAAGGAGCACAACCAATGGATGAACTTCTTACAATGGAACAGATCGAAGAAGAAATTGCAAATATGGGTAATATGGCTGAAGAACTCCAAGGAGTTTCTGCAAGTGCAGGTCAACCTCAAGCTCAAGATCAGGGTGCAGCAGAAGGTGGTATACCTTATAATGAACTTGTTGAAATGAGAGATAAACTTGATGGTATGATAAAAGGTATGGGTAACATGGGTGAACAAAAACAACATGGTGGACAGGGAGCTAACAAAGTAAATGCTGGCGGACCGACCCACGCAATGATCGATGAATTTGGTGTAGAAGAACAAAAAAATAATGGTGGACAGGGAGCTAACAAAGTAAATGCTGGCGGACCGACCCACGCAATGATAGATGAACTTGGTGAGAATATGGAAATCACCGAAGAAGATATTAACGCAGTATTAGGTGCAAATGATGCACCAGTTGAAGAAAGTCTTACACAGACTTTGGGTAACATGAAAAAAGTTCCTTCTTCAAATATCCCTAGTGTTCAATATAAGGGCACAGGTGCAGTTAACAAAATGCGTTCGGGACTGCAAACAGAAACAACGAAAAAGATTAGTAGTTTAATTGAAGAGAATAAAAAATTGACTAAGAAGTTAAACGAAACTAAGAAATATAAAGAAACTGCAAGTAAATTAGTCGAAGGCTATCAAACAGTAATCGGCAAATATCGTAGCCAGTTAAAAGAAATGGCTGTGTTCAACACCAATTTATCTCATGTTAACAATTTATTGGTAAATGAAGAATTGGCATTAACACAGGAAGACAAAGTAAAAATTATCAACGAATTTAAAAAAGTTGATAGTATTACATCATCAGTGAATGTGTACAAGAACCTTATGACAGAAATGAAAGTAGGTAAGAAAACACTCACAGAAAGTTTTGAAAACAAGGTATCGGCTTCTATACAACCGTCTTCAAAGCAAAAACTTGATGAAGTAAAAGAAAAAACTGCTTATACTAACGTTCCAAGAATGAAAGCGTTAATTGAAAGCATGGAAAAAAGAGGCAAAAAAATAATTTAAAAAAATTTAAAACCTTAATAAAATGGGATTTTTAATGGAATCAGCAGAAGTTGGCAATATTGGTTTAAAGCAACTTCGTGAACAAAGAGAAATTACAACAAATCGTTGGGAAAAAATCGGTCTTCTTGAAGGTCTTGAAGGTAACGTGAAAGAGAACTGCGCACAGCTTTTCGAAAACCAGTTATCACACATGATCAACGAGTCTTCAGATTCAAGCAATAGCGGACAATTCGAAACCGTTGCATTCCCTGTAATTCGTAGAGTATTTGCAAAATTACTCGCAAATGATATCGTGTCTGTACAGGCACTTAATTTACCGATTGGTAAATTGTACTACATCAATCCAAAAGCAACCGTAAGAGTAGAAGATACTGCTTATCCTAAAAACTTTAATCACACATCACCAGATGGTGCTTATCAGAACGCTGCTACACTTGCATATAGTGCAAAAACACAGTTCGAAAGTCGTTCATTATACGATGCATTTTATGCAACAAAATATAATGAAGAAGGTACATCATTGTTTGATCGTTCAAAAGGCGAAATGACAATTGTAACTGGTCTTACAACAGTGTCTCCAGCTTATACTGTTGGGGATAAATTTGTTAGTGTAATACTTAGTGGTTTTACTACTACAAGTGAAGGTAAATTGATCGGTCCTGCTGGCGTGCCAATGGATACTGAATCATTCCTTGCTGGTTTGAGAATAACAACAAATCAAGTACTTAATGGTACTACTCCTTATGCATCAGAGAATATTCCTCTTAATGGTGCTGTTCCTTTCAATGTAAAGGTTCAGAAATATGGACAAGCAATGGTTAACAAATTAGGACAGATTGTTCTTTTGGTTGACGTACAATATGCTGGAACTAATGGTTATCAGATATTCACTGGTTTAACAACTCCAACATTCAATTATACTTACAGAGTATATAGCGATCTTGAAGAAGATTCAAGAATGGCTGAAGTAACCTTCGTTCTTGACCAAGTAACAGTATCTGTAGAAACACGTAAAATGCGTGCTATGTGGACACCTGAATTGGCACAGGACGTTAGTGCATTCCATAACATTGACGCTGAAGCTGAATTAACAGCTTTATTGTCAGAACAAATGGCTGCTGAAATTGACCGTGAAATTCTTCGTGATTTACGTAGAGGTGCTGCTTGGACTGCTCGTTGGGACTATAACGGACTTCGTAAAGGAACTAACACTTACTATGGTGTACAGAAAGACTGGAATCAAACTTTGGTAACAAAGATTAACCAAATTTCTGCTCAAATCCACAAATCGACATTGCGTGGTGGTGCATCATGGGTAGTTGTATCTCCTGAAGTAAGTGCAGTATTCGATGACCTTGAATATTTCCATGTAAGTAATGCTGCTCCTGAACAGGATAAGTATAACATGGGTATTGAAAAAATCGGTACTCTTAGTGGAAGATATTTAGTATATCGTGACCCTTATTCACCAGCTAATACAGTATTAATTGGTCATAAAGGAACAAGTATCTTGGAAACAGGTTACATATATGCTCCATACGTACCAATGCAGTTAACTCCTGTAATGTACAATCCATTTGACTTTACACCGATTCGTGGTATCATGACTCGTTATGCAAAGAAAATGGTTCTTAACAGATATTACGGAAGAATATTCTGCGATGGTCTTCAGACTTTCGGAATCGGTGACTTACAGTAATCAATAATAATTGATAAATAA